GTGTGATTCCGGCACATCTTGTGGTAACTTGCCGCACTAAGGACTGCTGTACGACCTATGGTCCAGCGGGCCTTTCGCATGCCCGAAGCGAGGTAGCCATGGCCGACGAATCCCGCGCCCTGCGCAACCTACGCCAGGACCTCGCCAACGCCAGCTATCAACTGCGCATGTGCCGCGCTGCGCTCGCCGACGACGACAGCGGCACACCCAACGTCCGGCGGCTGTTCCATTGGTTCCGGCGCCGCGGTGAGCTGCTCGACAGGCTCGCTGAACTCACTGCCCACCCTGAGGGAACTGCCCAATGAAGCCTGAACACAAGCGCCGCATCGCGACCTGGCTACGGCGGATGGCGCACAAACCCAGCCCCGAGTCGATTGACGCCACGGAAGTCACCTGGCATCAGAACGATCCTCCGCACGTCGATATCCGGTTCAGGCATGGCAAACGCGTCATTGGGTACGTCGACGGCGAAGCTTTGCGCAGTGCCTAACGCCGACGACCAGGCCGCGCAGCTCATCGCCGACAACGCCGCCGACCTCAGCCACCCCGACGGCATGCCCTGCAAGCTCCCCACGATCGGCAGCGGCAGCCAAGTGCTGCCACCGGCTATGCGCGAAGCCATCGCGGCCGACCTCAATCAGCGGACCAAGCGCATCGGTGAAGCCGTCGTGCACACGCTGCGCACCAAAGGCGGATTCACCATCATCCGCACCAGCGAACTCGAGCAGCTGCGCGCCAAGGCTGGATTAGCGGGCGATGTACCGGTCCACTGCTCCATGGCCGGCTGCGACGAGCTGCTGTTCACGCTCAACTCGGGCAGCGGCAAGATCGCCACACACGGGCCTGCGCTGATCAGACACCTGCACGGGCGGTCGCCTCAGTGTCCACATGCGGTGGTGCTGTGAAGCGGCTATGGCGCTGGCTTAAAAGTAGCTTTATGGAAGCCTTTGAGCCAGCTATAAGTGGCGCATGGGATGGCGGCCGAGGTACCGAACACCGCCGCCGCCGTAAGCAAGGTCGTCGCTAATGGCCCACGTGACAATGCTCGTCGACGGCCAGGCCGTGTACGACGGAGACATCCCCGACTTCGCGCCACCACCCGCCCAGCAGATCGAGCAGGACGTACGCAACAGCCTCGACCCCAACTACCGCATGAGCCCACAAATGAAGCGCTTCGCCATCGCATCACTCGGCGTCAACTTCCGCCGCCTACTCCAAGACCCACGCTTCGCACCCCTGACCGTCACCCTCGACGGATGGGCCGACGGCTTCACACTCAAAGCCCAAGTGCCACCAGTAGGCGCCGACCAGATCGCACTACCAACAGTCGACGGTGAGGTTATCGATGGCGGCCGCGACAACACGTAAGCAGACCACCACAGCCAAAGGGCTCGGATGGCGGCACCAACAGGCATCAGTCGCACTACACCGCAAACACCGCGACGCCACACCCTGCACCTGGTGCGGCCGCCCCATGTACCTCGACCGAACCAAGAACTGGGACTACGACCCCGAATCCACCAACCCCAACAGCGGCAAACTGCACGCACACCACGGCAAGATCAGCAGAGCCGAATGCGTACGCAAAGGGATACCGATCCCACTACCCGACGAACTACTCCACGGCGTATGCAACATCCAAGCCGGCGACGGTGGCAACGCACACCTCGCGGCCAGCAACCGTGGACAAGCAACACCCACCGACACATCAAACCTAGCCATGCCATGGCCATGGTGACCATAACCGAAATGCATTGCAACACAATGGTGGACATAACCGAAATGCATTGCAACACAACAACATACAACGAAACGCAATGCACCAAAAGCGTTGCGGCACAACCCCTCCCGTCCAAAATATCAAAGGGGGGGTGGTCGCGAACAGTTGACGAACGTCAGGATTTTTCTTTTCCCGACGCGATTGGCTGTGTGTGTAGCAAACACATTGTGGGGCAACAACTTTCGGGTGTGAGTGTTGCGCGAATCATGTTGCGGCGCAATAGGTTTCGGGCGTCGTGAGTTATGCGGGCGATGCGTGGTGAGTCGGCGGTAGCAAAGCCGTCTGCGGGTCGTCGGTTGGTTGATGATCTGACTCGTGACGGTGATCCGTATCAGATCACGGTGATGATCATTGAGGCGGGTCGTGTCGCGGATCGGCTCGAGCAGCTCGATGACTTGTTGTCGGGGAAGCGGGCGTCGTGGCTGCAGGTGCGGGTGAACCGGGATCAGGTGATCGAGGTTCAGGTCGACAAGGCGTTGCAGGAGGCCCGTCAGCAGGCTGGGGTGTTGCGGCAGTTGTTGGGGGAGATTCACAAGCAGCGTGCGGGTATTTCGATGGGGCCTGAGGATGACGACGTCCTCGATGGCGGCGACTGAGCGGCCGTGGCCGAAGCGGTGGCCGGAGTTTCTGGGTAAGTGGCCGCGGCTGACGGGGCGCCAGCAGCCCGAGGTTGAGGTGTGGCATCCCGGCGATGAGTCCGAGGGTGATGCTGCGGCGAAGTTTGGGCTGCGGATCGGTCTGCGGTTGTTGCCGTGGGAGTGGATGGTTGTGCGGGCGATTCTGTCGTTGTTGCCGGCCAATGAGTGGGGTGTGCGGTTGTGGACGCACCGCAATGTGGTCATTGAGTGCACGCGGCAGCAGGGTAAGACTCTGATCCTGATCCTGATCATCTTGTGGAAGTTGTTCAAGCGGCGCCGGCGGGTGGTTTACACGGCTCAGCAGTGGGCGACGGTCGAGGATGTGTTTGATCGGGTGTGCGCGATCATTGATCGGGTTCCGTCGTTGAAGCGCAGGCTGGCGCGTCCGCCGTCGAAGAAGGACAACCGCGGCGTCATCTTGTTGAAGGCGTTGCCTGGTGAGCGGCATGTGGTCAAGGCGGATTTCGGGCCGCGAACGCAGCATTTCGCGCGTGGTTTCACCGAGATCGACGACTTGATTCTGGACGAGGCGTACGACCTGGTGCCCAAGGAGACGGCGAACCTGACTGGTGCGCAGGCCGCGTCGGATAATCCGCAGACGATTTACGCGTCGACGCCGCCGGTGGTGTCTGAGCATCCTAATTGTGGGCGGTTCGCGGGGTTTGTGCGCACGATTCTGGCCGGGGGTGCCCCCGGTTTGTATGGGGCGCTGTATCGGGCGCCTAAGACGTTCACCCGCGGGGACATTGCCGCTTACCCGTTGGCGCAGCCGTCTTACGGGGTGGTCGGTGATGACCGGGAGATGGAAGCTCACCTGCAGGGCGCCAGGGATGCGGGTCCGATCGATCTGGCGTTGTTCGACGCGGACTGGCTGGGGTGGGGTGACTATCCGCCGCCGCCGTCGGCGACGAACCGGGAGATCTCGGCCGATGGCTGGAAGTCGATGGGTAAAACGGCGCCGGTGTTGATCGGTGCGCCCGTGGTGGCGCTCGAGCGGGCGGCTGATCCGCGGCTGTGGCTGGTGATCGCGGCGTGGCGCACGGCCGATAGTCGGGTGCATATCGAGGTGCGTGCGGTGAACGGCTCTGATGCGGTGGCGGTGGAGAAGGTGAGCGTGTTGGTGGCTCAGTGGAATCCTGATGCGATCGCGATCCGGGCCGGCACGGCGGCGGCTGAGGTGCAGAGCCTGCTCGTCAAGGCCGGGGTCGAGCCCGAGATGGTCAACCAGACCGAGGTGGCGCAGTTCTGCGGCGGGTTCTTGTCCGCGGCGCTGGATGGCCGCCTGTCGCACAGTAATCAGCCCGAGTTGGACGCGGCGGTGAGTTACGCGGTCAAGCGTGATCTGCCGCGGGGCGGGTTTGTGTGGGAGCTCGTCGACGAGCCGTCTTATCCGGCGCTGATGGGCGCTTCAACAGCGCATGGCGCGTTGCTGAAGTTCGGTATTCAGCGCAGCGACAAGCCTGCGCCCCCGATGGCGGCAACGACGCCCCGCACTAGCCGTATAGCCGATTTCGACGCGATGAGCGCGGCGTTTTAAGCCACCGCGCGCCAGTCACCACCTAATGAAATCGGCACCCACTGCTCATTGAGCCGAGTTGGGCATTTCTGGCACCTGTCGAAGCGTAAGGCGACTGACCACCGCTCGATCAGGACGACCCGCGGATGCGTGCGCTTGTGGGAACACTGATGACGCCAAAACCGCAGGTTTATAACGGTAAACCATACTTGAAGGGGGGCGTGTTGGCCACCAAGACAGCCGCCCCGATGACCGAGAAGGGCTACACCAACGCCTTCGCGGGCTTCGGCAACGGCTTCGGTATGTTCTTCGACGTCTTCGAGGACAATCCGGAGCTGCTGTGGCCCAATTCGGTGCGCACGTTCACCAAAATGGGTCGCGAGGACGCCCGTACAGCCTCGGTTCTGCGTGCGGTGGGCCTGCCGGTGCGCCGGACATGCTGGCGGATCGACCCCAATGGTGCCCGCGACGAGGTGGTGGCGTTCGTCGCAACCGATATGGGCCTGCCGATCGTCGGACAGGACGAAACGGCGCCCAAACCACGCATGACCGGGCGGTTCTCCTGGTCCAGGCACCTCAAGCAGGCGCTTTTGAGTCAGAAGTTCGGCCATTCGATCTTCGAGCGCACCTACACGATCGGCCCGGACGGCCGCGCGCACCTGGGCAGGGTGTCGGCACGTCCCGCGTCGACGATCTCCTACTGGAATGTGGCGCGCGACGGCGAGCTGGTGTCGGTGCAGCAGTGGCCGGCGGGGACGTTCACCGGCGCGGGTGTGATCCTGGTCGGGCCCACGACGGGCCCGTCGAGCCCGATGGGTGGCGCCGAGATCACCTCCGATCGGCTGGTGGTGTACCTCAACGAGCCCGAGGACGGCATTCCGTACGGAAACAGCCTGCTGCGGCCGGCGTTCAAGCATTGGCAGCTCAAAGACAAGTTCATGCGCATCGAGGCGGTGGCAGCCGAGCGGGGCGGCGGCGGTGTTCCCGGTTTCACGGCCAGCCCCGAGGAGTCCCAGGACCCTGAGCGCATCGAGCTCTATCGGGAGATGGCTTCGGCGTACCGGTTCGGCCAGAACGCGGGCTTCGCGATTCCGGCCGGGGCGACGTTCAAGCTGTACGGCGTCGAGGGCAACACCAACATCGCCGATATTCGGCAGGCGATCGAGTATCACGACCGCCAGATGGGCGTGGTGGCGCTCGCGCACTTTCTGAACCTCGAAGGTAGCGGCGGCTCCTACGCGCTGGCCTCGGTGCAGGCCGACACGTTCGTGCAGTCGGTGCAGACGGTGGCCAACGACATCCGCGACACCGCCCAGGTCGGTTTGGTTGAGGATCTGGTGACGGCGAACTGGGGTGCTGATGAGCCGGTGCCGATGCTGGTGTTCGACGAGATCGGCTCCCAGCAGGACCCGCTCGCGTCGTCGCTGGCGCTGCTGGCCCAGGCCGGTCTGATTCGCCCGGACCCGGCCCTGGAGGCGGCGATTCGGGAGAACATGAACCTTCCCAGCCCCGATCCCGACGAGGCGTACACGGCGCTCGATCAGCCCGCACAGCCCGCCGTGACGCCGTCGACGGGTACCGCCGCCGCGCGGGCACGTCAGCGCCGCGAGCACCCTAAGAACCTCCAGGCCACGCTGTTCGATGCCTGATCTGACAACAGTCGTCGCATCGGGCGGCGATGCGCACCAACTGCTCGATTACTGGACCAAAGGTGTGGGCGCGGCCAAGATCCGCTGGGGCCAGCCCAATGATTTCAAGCGCTGCGTCAAGCACCTGACCGGCAAAGTGGCCGACCCGAAAGGGCTCTGCGCCGTCTATCACCACCACGCGCTCGGCGTGTGGCCCGGCCAGGAGGGCGGCGGCGGCAGCCACGGCAAAAGCGGCCGAAAGGGCCGCGCGGCAGCAGCATTCGGACCCGGCAACGACTACACCAACCAATTCGAGGTGAACATGGCCAATCTCGTCACCGTGCCCAACGTCGAGCTGATGAAGACGGGCAAGTGGGACACCTCCACCGGAGTGTTCGAGGTAACCCCAGACCTCATCTCGGCCGCGATCGCCGCGCACCAGTCCTCAGTGCTGCGCAAGCCGGTGATCCGGTTGGGGCACAACGATTCCCGGTTCAGCGGTGAGCCCGCGGTCGGATATGTCGACAATGTGCGGGCCTCAGCCGACGGCAACACGCTGCTCGGCGACCTGGTCGGTGTCCCGCAGTGGCTAGGCGACATCATGGCCAGCGCCTACCCCGACCGCTCCATCGAGGGCATCTACGACTACACCGCCCCCGACGGCAGTGAACACCCGTTCATTCTGACGGGATTAGCGCTGCTGGGCGTCACAGCGCCGGGCGTGAAGTCGCTGCAGAGCTTGCAGGACGTCGCACGACTCTACGACATCGCGGCGGCCGGCCAAGTGGGCGGTACGGCAATCGAAATCGCACTTACAGCCCAACAAGTAGACGCGGCCGATCCGGCTGCCGAGAAGAAAGGGGCCATCGTGGCTTCAGTACCAGAAGAGATCGCTCGGCGGCTCGGTATCGCACCGGACGCTGACGACGAAACACTGCGCAAGGCGCTCGACGAGAAGTTGCCCGAGCTGTCCGAGCCCGCCGAGGCGGCCCCGGAAGGGCAAGGTGAGCCTGCCGCCGAGCCGGTGGCAGAGCCCGTCGCGGCCTCCGAGCCGACCGGCGAGCAGATCGCCGCTGCGGCAGCCAAAGTCGGCCTGTCGGTGATCGACACCACCGTGCTGGCCTCGCTGCAGGCCAAGGCTGAGGCCGGTGAAGCTGCTCGAGCGCAGCAGATCCGCGAGGCCGACGACCGCACCATCGCCGCCGCGCTGGCCAGCGGCAAGATCACGCCCGCCAGCGAGAAGACGTGGCGTGCGGAGCTGGCCAAGAACCGTGACAGTGTCGCGGTGCTGCTGGAGACGATGCCCGAGAACAGGGCGCTGGCTATGACTGAGGTCGGTCACAGCGTCGCAGCCGAAGGTGTCGCGCTCGATCCCGAAATGGAGCGCACGTTGGCGCTGATCACCGGCAACGGCCGGGCTAATGGAAAGGACGCCTGAAAATGGCTGTTTACTCACCTGTCTGGTTCCCCGGCGACCGGTACACCAGCACGACAAGCGCGACGGTGACCGGGGGGCAGTTGCTCTACATCTCCGGCGACAACACCGTGGCACCGACGACCGCCGCCACCGCGGCGTGGATCGGCGTGGCCATGGCTGACGCCGCATCAGGGGCGCCGGTGTCGGTGTACACCGAAGGCATTCACGAGCTGGCCGCCAGCGGCGCTATCGCCGCCGGCGACCTGGTCATCCCGGCAGCCGCCGGCGCTGTCGCCACCATCGGCTCAGTCACCGCCACCACCGACAGCCAGATCGTCGGCAAGGCACTGGCCGCAGCCGCCAACTCCAAGGTTGTCGTGCTGCTGAGCGCCTAGCCCAGTAGCCCAATCATCCCAAAGACGCCGCGCAGGCGGCATCAATGAAAGTAGGTTCACATGCCGATTCAATTTCCGCCTGCGTCGCCGACGCTTTCGGGCGATATCCTTTCCATCTCCCGGTTCCTCAATCAGCCGCTGCTCGTTATGCGGGCCTTGAGGGACATCTCCGATCAGCTGTTCATCGCTGACAAGATCCTGACCGGCCAGCTCTACACCGACTCGGGCTCTGTCATCTACGAGCAGAACGAGTCGATCTACGCTGACCGGGTGCCCAAGGGCGTCAACCCCGGCACCGAGTATCCGACGACCTCCATCAGCACCGGGCCCGCGTCGACGGCCAACACCGTCAAGTGGGGCCAGGACGCGCTGATCGAGGACGAGTCGATCAGCCGCCAGAATTACCCGGTGGTTCAGCGGGCGTTCCGCAAGCTGATCAACTCCCATGTGCAGCAGGTCGATTCGGTGGCGCTCTCGGCGGTCAACTCGGCCGTCACCCAGAACACCGCAGCCGTCAACTCGTGGGCCGGCACCGGCAGCGCGCCGGTGATCCTGCGTGACCTGATGAGGGCCACGTCGAGCATTATGAACCTCAAACAGGGGTTCACGCCCGACACGGTGCTGCTGGGTCTCACGACGTTCGCCAACGTGGTCAGCGATCCGACGCTGATCAACCTGCTGCCCCGCGAATATCCGGGCGTACAGAACAACACGGTGTCCGCAGGCTGGGACAACCCCTATCTGCGGCGCATCGGCGGGTTCACGTTCGTCACCAGCCCCAACCTGCCGACCACCGGCGTCGCGACACTGCTCGACTCGAAGGTGTTCGGCGCGTTCGTCGACGAGCGCCTCCCCGAGATCGGCTACGTGATGGGCGACAACGGTGTTCAGGTCAAGACGATGCGTGAGGACGACGTCGACGGCTGGCGCATCCGGTGCCGCCGCACCACGGTTCCCGTTGTGCTGGAGCCCAACGCGGCCTGGAAGATCACCGGGGTGGATGCATGAGCTACAAGGTGGTGGTCCCGTGCGTCATCGCGCGGGACCGGGAGAGGCACGCGCACCATCACTACGAGGGCGCGCTCATCCCATGGCTGGCCGACGATCAGGCGCAACGGTTCCTCGATGAGGGGCTGGTCGAGAAGGTCACCGGTGCCGCGCCTTCCGACTCCAGCGATGATGGGCCACCGGCTAAGACGGCGCTCAAAGAGGAATGGGTCAACTATGTGGTCGCCAAGACGGCTACCACCAACGAGCCTGTCTCTGTAGAGGACGCCGACGCGATGAGCAAGGCCGACCTGATCGAGCTGTACGGGTAGGACGTGGCAGCCCCATTCCTCGACTTCGCTGATTTCGAGGCACAGTTCGGGCGCGACCTGTCGGACGCCGAAGCTGCGGTAGCGCAGCGGCTTCTGCAGGTCGTGTCCGACTGGATCCGGGGCCAGAAGGCTGACGTCGACGCGCTCACAGCCGCCGAAGTCGTGTTCGAGGTCACCCGCGACGCCATCAATTACGGCGCCCTGGAGCGTCTTTCGACGTTCGCCAACACGACCGGCGGGCGCAGCGAGGCGGGCAGCTTCGACAATTCGCGGCAGCTGGCCAAGGAGGTCGTCGACGACTACGTCACCGACCGGCAAAAGCGCCTGCTCGGCATCCCGCTGCGAGCAGCACCGGCCTACAACTTCCCGGTCTGCGACTACTGACCCATGTTCGCCATCGGCAAGGACCGCGTCGGCATCGTCACCGCCACGGCCGGCACCGGCAAAACCGAGCTGTTCGAGACCGACCAGACCGGCGAAACGGTCGCGTGGATCGATGGCTGCTCGTTTCAGGTGCAGACGCCGGTCGAGGTGCAGAACGTCGAGACGACAACGGTGATGGAATACGCCGATTGCTACATGCCGTCGATTGACGGCACAGTGACTGCCGCCGATGGAACCGTTATCGATTTCAAGGCGATCTCATCCTCAAAAGCGTTGCGCGAGGCGGCTACTGGTCGTGACTACGTGATGCGCGGCGACGCGGTGTTCGAGGGTCCGCCGGTGCCGCATGTATTCGCCCGCTGTGAAAGGCAGAAGTAATGGCGCGCAGTCGGGTTCGCGAGTCCGTCGCCGAGATCGCGCGACAGATCGAGGCCGCGGTGCGCGAGCAGGCCGACGACGAGATCGAGCTGGCCGTCGACGAGCAGGCCCACGCGATGAAAACCTATGCCGAGTCGATCTCACCAGTGCACACCGGCCACTACGCGGACAGCTTCGAAATCGACAAGGGCACCCGCGATGGGCTGCCGACGCGCACGCTGAAGAACACCGATGACATCGCCAACCTCGTCGAGTATGGCTCCGTGCACAACGCCGAGCACGCCGTATTGGGTCGCACCGCTGAGGCTTTCGGCGGCGAGCACCACCAGGGCGAGTAGATGCCAATCGATCTACATCCCGAGGACGCGCCGCCCGCACAGATCATGCTGCTGTCGTGGCTGGCGCCGTTCGGCGACGTGGGGCCGGCGTTCACCGAGGATGACCCACAGCCGTTCCGCGCGGTCAGCGTCCTCGACGTCATCCCCGACGACGAACTGTTCACTGAGACGGCGCTGGTGTCGGTGCATACCTTCTGCAACGCCCGAACACCGGCAGAGCGCGCACAGGGCCGCCGTGATGCCGCCGAGACGGATCGGCGAATCATGCTGCTGCAGCGCAACCCTCTGCTTGACATCACTCTCCCTGATGCCTCGGTCGCCAATCTGGACTGGCTGAACATCATCACCAAATCGAGGCTGCAGGACTACGGGGTCGACACGATCCACCGCTACGTGGCCCGGGTTCGCCTCGGCCTCTCATACGTCGCGGTCGCCTAGACCGCGCCGCGGCAGAGCGCCGCAATCTGCCGGATTCCCTTCCGGTTCATCACCATCCGAAAGGAATACACCATGACGCGTCCCTCGACTGGGGTCGATTGGAACACAGGCGGTTTCGGTGACACCGACAGCCGGTTCTTCATTCGCGGCGGCCGTCAGGCTGTCTGCATCCGCCAGAATCGCGGCACTCTGACCGACATGAGCCCGGCGAACTTCACCCCGTTCGCGCAGGACGGCCAGTTGCGCAACGACCTCTTCGCGCAGGTCTACATGGGCGGGTATTGGGTGACCAACCCGAATCCGAACCTGGGCTTCTGGCTACTGGGCGCCTTCAAGGAGGGCACCGGCCCGACCGAGGACCCGAAGCTCGACAAGGACGACTACATGATCGAGCAGTCGAACCGGCCGTACGACACCGACATTGTCAAAGAAGACAACATGATCAAGGTGACGCCGGTGGAGACGCTGCGGCCGTTCCTCAAGCGTGTGCGCCGCAACCTTCCCCTGCTCGACAACAGCGGCAACATCATCGTCGAGGACCCCGGCCAGACCGACGTGTTCTGGGGCACCCCGGTGGACACCGACTTCGTCGACTGGCAGCTGCTGACGCTGCACGCCCGGCGCAAGGGCGGCAAGGATCTTGTTGTGGCGCGCGGCTTCCCGCTGTGCAAGCTGGTCGACAAGGGCACCTCGAAGATGGACAAGAAGGAATCCGACGCCTCGGATCTGTCCTTCGAGCCGGTGCCCGACGGCCTCATGGTCGACCTGGCCGGACGCCCGATCATCGACGGCGAGTGGGTGGCCGGCGACGGCTGGACCGCTTTGGGTGGTGTTCCAGTGCTGTCGGCGACACCGCCGGTGGCCACCCCGACCACGACCGGCAAGGCGACGATCGCGTTCGCCGATCCGACCGGCACCGGCGATCCGTGGACGTATGCGGTGGAGAAGTCCGTCGACGCCGGGGCCACCTGGACGGCGGCCGTGAAGGACGATCCGGGCTCAACGTCCTCGACCGGCGGCACCACCACGATCAAGGTGAAGTCGCTGGCTGCGGGTGCAACGCTGTTGCGGGCCAAGGTGACCGGCACCAACGGTGCCACGGCCACCACGCCGTCGTCGAACTCCATCACCGTCACCTAACTCCAGTCACCAGCGCGCGCACGACTGGGCAGCCGTGCGCGCGCTGGCTGCTGCCCATGTGAACTGCCCAACAGAACTGCCCGAGAAGAAAGGGAACTGCCCACATGTCCACTGACGATCAGCCCATCCCCGCCGCACCGGCGACCCGCAAGCTCGACGAGGCCCAAGAGCAGGCCGACGAGTACGGCGGCGACTTCCGCAGCGCCACAATCACTACCAAGAGCGGCAAGAAGTTCACCGTGCCGAGCGTGGTGCTACTTGACGACGATCAGCTCATCGCCTACGAGAAGCTGCACCACGAGCTGAATCAGTGTGACCGCTACCCTGATATTCAGCAGCCCTCGCAGCGGTTCGTCAGCAAGAACGCCGACGGCACCGAGGTGATCACTGAGGTGTCGGCGCATACGGTGCGCGGCGACTTCATCCAGCCGTACCAGAAGGATGGCGTGCTGATCGAGCCGCCGTATTCCATTCAGCTGGCTCACATCTTCTGGGGTGAAGAGGGATACGCGAAGTTCAAGGCCGCTGGTGGTCACTCAGCCGAGATCCCCACGAAGCTGCTGGAACTCAACGCCGCGTTGGCGGATCGGAAGGCCGCGGACTCCAAAAGTGCTGACGGCGCTGTGGTTCTGGACGAGGTTCCCGAGGGAGATCCGAGCTGACCTGCGATGTCGCGGCATCGATATCGCCGATTGGCATGTCGGGGAACGTGATCCGCGCGGCTGGTACAAGCTCTCCAGCGCGATGTTGCTGGACGTGATTGAGTTCCTGCCGCCGCGTTCAGCGTTCAAGACGGCGCTGACGGGCTCCGGATGGCCCGAGGACATTCAGATCGCGGCCAAGACGCACGACCTGGTCGCCGCGCTCGTCTCGGTCCAGACGGGCGCCGAATATTCCACATGGCTGCCCCCCGTGGAGCGTGAGAAGTACGCCGAGGCGCTGGCCGAAGCCGAACGTGACAGCGACCTCCTCGGCTCGGTTTTCGAGCGCGCCGGGTGGTCCTTCCAATGAGAGCGAGGTGAACTGTGGCTGTCCATGTCGATATTGATACCCAGTTCAATCAGCGCTCAGTTCTGCAGTCGGCCAATGACATGCACCGCAGCCTGCAACGCCAGGGTGACGAGACGGCCGACAAGTGGGCGCAGTCGTTCGAGAAGGCGTCCCCGCGTGTTCAGAAAGCCTACGAGAACGCCTACACGGGTGCCGCGAAAGCCGCCAGCACACTGCGTTCCGAAGAGGCGAAGTTGGAAGATGTGCGCCAGCGCGCACAGAAATCCGCCGAGGAGTTGGCCCAGAAAGAGGCGCGCCTCGAACACTTCCGCACCAACCTACCGGGACTGACGGACACGATCGCCGCCAAAGAGCGTGAGCTGGTTGGAATCCGCCAGCAGCACAGCTCGATCATGGCCCAGTTCACCGCGCGCTCGGAAGCGTTCGTGCGGGCCGAGTTGTCGCAGACGTCGGCTCTCTCAGACCTCAATCACGCGCTCTCTGATGTCGAGTCGGGAGCACAAGGGGCCGCGACGTCACTGGGCAGCATTGGCCGCTTCGGCGCGCTCGCCATCGCAGGCATCGCTGCGGGCATTGTCGAGTTGACCTCGGTCGCGTCTGCGGCATCCGGGGTGATCGGGCTACTTCCGGCCGCGATAGGCGGCGCGGCAGCAGCTTTCGGCACACTCAAGCTCGCCACGGTCGGATTCGACCAGGCCATGAAAGACATGGGCGACTCGAAGAAGTTCGCCCAGGATCTACAGGGCCTCTCACCGGCAGCTCAGCAGGCCGCGCTGTCGATCCAGCAGTTGATGCCCGCGTTCACGCATCTGAAAAACGCCACACAGGAGGCGTTCTTCGCCGGTATCGGCCCAGAACTCACGAAGCTGACCAACACCATGTTGCCGACAGTGCGCACCGCCACGACGGAGATCGCGAGCAGCTTCAATCAGGCGTTCAAGTCAGTCGGCAATGAGCTGATGTCACCGGGAACCCAAGCCAACCTGCAGGCGTTCGCGCAGAACATCGGCAACGCTTTCCGCAACCTCGTCCCCGCCGTCGCGCCACTGACCCAAGCGTTCGCCGAGATCGCCCGTGTCGGTTCGAGTTTCATGCCCCAGCTCGCTTCAGCCGCGTCGCAGGCTGCGCAATCGTTCGCCAACTTCATCAACCAGGCGAGCAAGTCCGGCGAGCTGCAGCGATGGATTCAGGACGGAATTACCGTCCTGCGGCAGATGATGAGCGTTGTCGGTCAGCTCGCGCAACTGTTCCTCGCGCTCGCGCCCGAAGGCGTGCGCATTATGAACGAAATCAAGACGGCTGTCTATG